AGTGATGACTAGGTGGAGCAAACTTGATTTAACTGGGCAAATAGTTTCTCAGATGGAGCGGGCAGACGATGTAGACAAGTGGGAGGTCGTAGAGTTCCCAGCTATCAACGAAGACGGTGAAGCGTTGTGGCCTGAGTTCTGGCCTGTGGAAGAGTTGTATGCCAAAAAGGCAGCTTTGGACGTGCGGTACTGGAATGCTCAGTACATGCAGCAGCCAACCTCAGAAGAGGGTGCTCTTATTAAGAGGGAGTGGTGGAGAATCTGGGACAAGGAAGATGCACCCGACTGCGACTTCACCATTATGGCGCTGGATGCCGCTCAGGAGTCTAACAACCGTGCCGACTATAACGCTCTGACTACTTGGGGCGTGTTTTTCAACGAAGAGACAAACAACTTTGCGATCATCTTACTCAACGCGATTAAGAAGCGGATGGAGTACCCAGACCTGAAGAAGATGGTCTTGGATGAGTACCAAGAGTGGCAGCCAGACGCGTTCGTGGTCGAGAAAAAATCTAATGGATCAGCACTATACCAAGAATTCAGACGTATGGGCCTACCAATAGGAGAGTTTACTCCCGGTAAAGGACAAGATAAGATAAGCCGTGTCAATGCTATCTCTGACCTTTTTGCGTCGGGGATCGTGTTTGCACCGGATCGTAGATGGGCTAAGGAAGTCATTGAAGAGTGCAACGACTTTCCATCTGGGGCCAACGATGACTTAGTTGACTCGACGACATTGGCACTAGCACGGTTCCGTCAGGGCGGGTTTCTTCGCCTACCAAGTGACGAGCCTGAAGATATTAAATGGTTCAAGGGTCACCGCAGCGAGCGGTTCTACACAGTTTAAGGATACATCATGGACAAAGGTTTATACGCAGCTCCTCAAGGCTTAGCCGATATGGAGAATGACGCGCCAGAAATTGAGATTGAGATTGAAGACCCAGAGTCAGTAACTATTGGTATTGACGGACTAGAGATTGAGATTGATCCTAAAGAAGATACGGCTGAAGTGTTTGATGCCAACCTTGCAGAATTCCTTGATGAGTCAGTTCTAGATTCATTAGGTGCAGAGCTTGTAGAAGAAGTAGATAAAGACTTGAACGATCGTAAAGACTGGATACGCACATACGTAGATGGTCTGAAGTTGTTGGGTCTGAAATACGAAGAGCGTACAGAACCTTGGCAAGGAGCTTGTGGTGTGTTCCACCCGATGCTTACAGAGTCAGTTGTAAGGTTCCAGTCAGAGGCGATGATGGAGACATTCCCAGCGATGGGCCCTGTCAAGACTCAGATTGTTGGCGCTGTTGACTTACTAGCAGAAGAAGCCGCAGCCCGTGTCCGCGAAGACATGAACTACCAGCTTACTGAGGTGATGGTTGAGTATCGCCCAGAGCACGAGAAGATGTTGTGGTCACTACCGCTCGCAGGTAGCGCGTTCAAGAAGGTGTACTACGACCCAAGCAAAGGTCGTCAAGTCGCTATGTTTATTCCCGCTGAAGACATTGTTGTCCCATACGGCGCGTCTAACTTAGAGTCAGCAGAGCGTGTTACACACGTCATGCGTAAGACACCTAACGAGTTGAAGAAACTGCAAGCCGCAGGGTTCTATATAGACGTGGACTTGGGTGAGCCATCAAACGATATTGACGAGATTGAGAAGCAAAAAGCAGAAGAGATGGGTCTGTCCGCAACTCAAGATAACCGCTACCGTGTTCTTGAGATGCACGTTGACTTGGACCTCGAAGGGTTTGAGGATGTGGACAAAGATGGTGAGCCCACAGGTATTGCGTTGCCATACGTAGTGACAGTAGAGAAGGGTACAACGAAGATTCTGGCTGTACGCCGCAATTGGTACGAAGGTGACAAGTTACACCTGAAACGCCAGCACTTTGTTCACTATCAATACATCCCCGGCTTTGGGTTCTACGGCTATGGCTTGATTCACTTAATTGGTGGATACGCTAAGTCTTCCACTATGCTGATTCGTCAGTTGGTGGACGCTGGTACTCTATCTAACTTACCCGGTGGTTTGAAGTCTCGCGGCTTACGTATTAAGGGTGACGATACACCGATCTCCCCCGGAGAGTTCCGAGACGTAGATGTGCCTAGTGGAAGCATTCGTGACAACATCTTACCGCTTCCATACAAAGAGCCAAGCCAAGTTTTGTTTTCTTTGTTCCAAAATATTGTGCAAGAGGGACGCAGCTTTGCATCAAGCGGTGATATGAACGTCAGCGACATGAGCGCCAATGCTCCTGTTGGTACAACTTTGGCTCTGTTAGAGCGGACTCTGAAGGTAATGACAGCAGTACAAGCGCGACTGCACTACGCTATGAAGCAGGAGTTCAAACTCCTCAAAGTCATCATTGCCGACTACACACCAGAAGAATACGCATACGAGCCAGAAAACGGCAACCGCGATGTTAAGAAGTCTGACTACGATGCTGTGGATGTTATCCCAGTCAGTGACCCTAACGCAGCGACGATGGCTCAGAAGATTGTGCAGTATCAGGCTGTACTGCAGCTTGCACAGTCAGCCCCTCAGTTGTACGACTTACCTCTGTTGCACCGCCAGATGATTGAGATTCTGGGCATAAAGAACGCAGCGAAACTTGTTCCTACTGATGATGACCAAGTGCCAACCGATCCAGTGCAGGAGAACCAGAACTTGTTGACGGGCAAACCTGTCAAGGCGTTTATTGAGCAGAACCATCGGGCACACATTCAAGTGCATCAGATGGCTATGCAGGACCCCCAAATCCAGCAGTTAATGCAGATGAACCCACAGGCTCAGGCGCTAATGGCTACGGCTATGGCGCATATTAATGAGCACATTGCGTTCGAGTATCGCCGTCAGATTGAAGAGAAGATGGGCATGGTATTGCCAGACGAAGATCAGACTAAAGATGTCTCGCCACAGATGGCTGACCAGATTGCGATTGCAGCAGCACAGGCTACACAGCAGTTGTTCCAGCAGCACCAGCAAGAGGCTCAGCAACAGGCGGCTCAGCAGCAGATGCAGGACCCAGTGGTACAAATGCAACAACAAGAGTTACAGATTCGCCAGCAGGAGCTTCAGCTTAAAGCTCAGAAACAGCAAGCGGAAGCGTCAGCTAAAGCAGCCCAACTGACTATCGAGCACTCTCGCATTGAGGCGCAGAAAGAGATTGCCCGTATGCAGGTAAATGCTACGGCAGCTTCCGCCCGCGAGCGCGTCTCTAGGCAGCAGGAGACTGAGCAAGCACGCATGGGTGTAGACATGGCTAAACACAAGTCACAAATGGCTCAGCAACAACGCACAGCCTACATGCAACGTCAACAACCTCCTAACAAGGAAAAATGATGGACAACAATAAGTTACTTGCACACATTGCACGCGAGATTGACAAGTTACGCGGGGACCAAGCGAGTTTTCTTTCCACCGGTAGAGCAGGGGACTACCCTGAATATCGGCACATCTGCGGGATCATCCGGGGTCTGAGCCATGCAGAATCTATTGTCAACGACCTCGTGCAACGTATGGAGAACTTTGAAGATGAATGAATTTGATACCGCTGCGGTGGACCTCTCTGGAATCTTGAATACAAGTTCTGAAGAAAAAGCAAAGCAGTTGCCCGACCCGAAGACCTTTCACTTGCTTTGTGTAGTACCAGAAGCAATGGAGTCTTTTGCTGAGAGTGAGTCTGGAATTATCAAGTCTAGCCAATCTATGTATTACGAAGAAGTGCTGACCCCAGTGCTATTTGTAGTCAAGGTGGGCCCAGATGCGTATAAAGACGTAACTCGTTTCCCTAACGGCCCCTCATGTCAGGAAGGTGATTTCATTATCTGCCGACCTAACTCTGGTACTCGTTTAAAGATTCATGGGCGTGAGTTCCGAATCATTAACGACGACTCAGTTGAGGCTACCGTCGAAGACCCCCGTGGCATTACACGTGCATCATAAGGAGTAACAAATGGCTAAATTTGGCGATGATTTTGAGTTTCCTGATGAGAAGGAAGCTAAGGGTAAACCCGTAGATACGGCACCCGCAGAAGAAGAGTTTATAGTAGAAATTGAGAACGATACGCCCCCAGAGGACCGTAATCGTAAAGCTGCACCCCCTCCAGAGGACCCTTCGGAAGAAGAATTAGCCTCGTATGACGAGAAAGTGCAGGCTCGAATTAAGAAGTTTACCCGTGGATACCACGATGAACGACGGGCAAAAGAAGAGGCTATGCGCGAACGGCAAGCTGCTGAAACCTTTGCAAAGCAAGTATTTGAAGAGAATAAACGCTTGCAGCATCAGCTATCTACCGGTAGCGAAGCCTACATTGCCCAGTCAAAAAGCGCGGCTGAGATTGAGTTAGAAGCAGCAGAACGTAGCTACAAAGAGGCTTACGACTCTGGTGATTCTGATGGCCTTGTAACTGCCCAGAAGAAGATTGCTCGAGCTACTCTTACTCTAGACAAAGTAGAGAATATGAAGCCTATTCCAGTAGTGGAGCAGGAGTTCGAGCCCCCAGCTAGGCAAGCCCCCGCGCACCCTCGCACTGCTAAATGGTTAGAAAATAACTCTAGCTGGTGGGGTAAAGATGAAGAAATGACCGCCGCAGCATCTGGGCTTGACAGGAAGTTACAAAGAGAGTATGGTCCAGATTACATAGGTACTGAAGAGTACTTTAAAACCATCGATAAAACGATGCGCAAACGATTTCCTGAGAATTTTGAAGATTCTCAGAGCTATGAGGATGATGAACCGCCTCCAAAGAAAAGGTCA